CGTTTTCATGTAAAAGTGAAGATGTGCGCGCAGATCTAAAGCTTCTTGAGAAGCGAATCAGCGTCACCCCTCAGGCTTTGCCGTACCTACGTGCGGCAATGGCGACCGACTATGCGTGGTTACATTCACGCGGCGTCGACGCCTCGGGACCCACTTCTCTGCTTTCCAAACACGATTTCGATATTGTGCGAGGGAGTCGAGGAGTCACGGTTCCGAAAAACGCGAAGACTGACAGGTTTATCGCCGCTGAGCCAAGTGGGAATATCTTCCTACAACTCGGTGTCGGTTCTTTACTACGTCAGTGCCTGCTTCGCACAGGTGTCAATCTTGATGATCAACGTGAAAATCAAGATCTTGCCAGAGTCGCTTTGGATCACGGTTTAGCAACTGTTGATTTGAAGTCGGCTTCGGACACCGTCGCATGGGAGTTAGTATGGCTACTGCTCCCTCTGCGTTGGGCCGAGTGCCTCACGGCGCTCAGGTCACCTGAAATGTTCATTGGTAATACCTGGCACCCCTTGGAGAAGTTCTCCAGTATGGGCAATGGGTTTACTTTTGAGCTTGAGAGTCTCCTTTTCTGGTCGTTGTTGACCAGTCTGGTTGAATCGAAGCAGGAATACGCAGGCATCACCTCTGTATATGGCGACGACATCATATGTCCCTCCGTTGCAGTGCCCGAGTTGGTGGAGCTTTTTCGCTTCGTCGGTTTCACGACTAACGAGAAGAAAACCCACTATACCGGCTTTTTCCGTGAATCTTGCGGAAAGCACTTTTTTGGAGGTAAAGATGTTACACCTGTGTATCAGAAAGAAGTACCAAGCTGGCGGGAGAACAAGAAATACAAGCCTGACGAGACGCGCGATTTTTGCGCGCTTTATAGGGCTCGTAACCGTCTTTTCTACCATGCTTTGGATCGAGGTGCCGTGGTTGAAAATGGCACAGCTTATGCTGACAGTGTATTCCGCAGGACAATAAAACTCCTTGATACGGAAATACTTAAGCTAGGCTCAGTCGATCTGGTTCCTATTGTAGCACACGCGCATCACGTCTCGTTTTTCAAGCAGCAAAACTTAATCCTTGATGGGTCTCGCCTTTCGGCATCCGACTATGATTTCGGTCGGAATCCTGTCTTGGACATTGGTCTCGCTGTCGATGGAAGGCGCTTGGCGCAAAGCAGCGGTGGCTATCGTGGAAACGTACTTCGCTTTAAGGGTTGGTCAGATGCTTGGGTCTATAAAGGGCTCCGGTTTAAGGCTAAGAAGTTCCCTGGAGTTGGTGGTGCATTACTAGCGATAACGCTACGTTCACCCTCTAGCGAGCCCCATGCGGGGTTCGTGACGAGGAGGGCCGTGGGGAGCGTGACCAAGCATTGGTACCGCTTCCCGAAACCGGGTGAACTGCGCTGGGTCTAGGCTAGCTTTATCCTAGGAACGGCGTTGGAAG